GAACGCAAGATGAAGGGGCGCGATTTGACGCCGCAAGAAGTCGAGGCGCTGCGGAAAGAAGCCGACGCCATCAAGAAGGCTCAGGCTGAGGTGGATAGGCTGGTGGAAGAGACGCGAAAACAGGAGGAAAACGCGGTGATGGAAGCCGTAGCTGTCGAGATGGAAAGGGAATTGGAGGCTGCGGCAAAAACCGGAGCAACCTATCATCCCAGCGTCATGCAGCACGCCAAGGAGATCGTGGAGCGCGCAAAAGGCGAGGCGGCGGATGCGTGGAAACGAATCCGAAGCCAAATGGGCAGCGAATCCGGCGCGGTGGGTGGCGTTGGCGGTCCCAAGGGTGAGGGTAAAAAACTTGGGCAACCGACCAAACAGCAAATCGCTGCGAAGAATCGCGCAACCCTAATAAACGACGTTGCGCTCATTCTAAAGGCCAGGGTTTATGAGTTCGGCGTCAAGATGGCGGAGGCGGCGCAATATGTTCTTTTGAAGTCCGGCGACATGGGCGACAGCATCCGCCCGATTCTTGCCAGAGCCGTAGCCAAGGCGAACACGATGATGGAACGGGAGCTTAATACGCGCCCGCAAAAGGTAAAAGAAGCTGTCAAAACCGGCGCAACGGCACCGGAGAAGCAGCCAAAAACCAAGCCAACTCCAGAGTCGTATATCGACAAGGGGAAAGCGTCCGTGGTGGCTGGCGACGATCCGCTTTACCGCAGGGAAATTGGCGAAGCGGTTGATGGTGGAAGCGTCACTGTCGAAACGCACAAGCTGATGAGCAGCGCGAGAAAGCTCGTTTATGACATCGTGGTGGCGCATTGGGAGAATGGCGTGCGCGGAACTGATGCACTCATGGACGCGGCACTCAAGACTGTGCAGGAATTTCTGCCGGATGCCACGTTGCGCGATGTTCACCGGGCTTACGGCGAATACGGCAAGGTGAAGTTCCCAAACAAGGACGCTTTGAGCATGCAACTGTCCGCCGCTTATCGGGAAACGAAGCTGATGGAGGATATTGCCCGCATGGAGAAGGACGACAAGGATGCGTTGCGTCGCGGATTTACGCCGGCAAAGCCAAACCTTCGACAGCGTGAGCTTGCCAGTAAGCGTGCGGAGTTGCAAAAACTCAGGCAAGGAGAGCCATCTCCTGAAAAGTTGGCAGGAATCCAACAGGCGCGTCAAACCGCCTTGAAGAACCGGATGGAGGTCTTGGACAAGATGCTCAAAACTGGCGAAAAGCCGCCCAAAGGCCGAAAGGTGCCGGATGATGTTTTTACCGAGCAGTTGAAAAGCGAGAAGCAGGCAATGCAAGATTTGTGGAATGAAATCGAGGCAGCCAAGAATCCGCCGCCACCTGAGCACATTGCTGAACTCGCCAGACTGCAAGACCGCGCCGACATCCTTCGTGACAGGCTGGCAAGAATGGAGCTGACTCAGCCAAAGGCCGAAGGAAAACCCACTGTGGACACGGCAGAGATTGCCGCTGCAAAGGCTGAAATAAAGCAGCTTTCCGACACGATGGCAGAGCTTCGCAAGCCCGTACCGCTCTCCGACGCGCAGAAAGCACTCGACAGCGCATTGATAGCACGCGAACGCGCCGGGCAGACCTTGGACGACATTTCCACCGGCAAAGTAAAAGACCCGGTGAAGATCAAGGAGGCGCTGACGCAACTGGAAGAGGATGTTCGCCTCGAAACCGATGCGCTCAAGGCGCTCGCCGCCGAGATGCGCCGGGACGCCAAGCCAAAGGGTGATCCTGGCTATCTGAAAGAGCAGTCGCAAATCAAGGCGCTCGAACGCGCCATTGCCAGCTATGCCGAGAAAGTGGCGAAAGGTGACTTGGCCGGCAAAGGCAAGGTGCAGGGGCCGGACTCGCGCCGTGTAGCGCAGTTGAAAGCCATCCGCGATTCGCGCCGTGCGGCTTACAAGGCTGCGCGTGACGCTGGCAAACCCGTGCGCTCGCCGGAGGACCGCTACAACGACACGCGCCTGAACGCGATGAAACGGCGTGAGGCGGACTTGAAGGCGCGACAAGGGCGGCAAGCGGCTGGCGACTTCTCGAAAAAGCCGAAGCCCGTCACGCCCGCACTTCGCCGCGATGTCCTGAACAAAAAGGCGGAGCTGCAAAAGATGAAGGACGAAATCGACCTTCGCCAAAAGGAGTATGAGCTAAGTCAGCAACCGGCATGGCAGAAGGGCGTCAGGGCACTTGGCGAGGCGCGCGGAATCATCCTTGGAGGCGATCTTGGCGTCCTGACTCGGCAGGGTGCGTTTGCGTGGTCGCGTCCGATTAACTCGGCTGTCGCTGCGATAAACGCAACCAAGGCGATGTTTTCGCCGGAGGCGATGGGCCGGTGGGAAGTGGAGATGCGCGAGCTCGTCATTGACGGAAAGCCGGTCGCGCCGATTCGCAAGGAGCATGGACTGCAAACCACGGACACGATGAGTCACCCGGAAGAATTGGTGATTTCGCGCCTGCTATCACGGATGCCGGACATCAAGATTGGCGGAAAGACGGTCAAGGCGTCCGTGTTCTTCAAAGGTCTGGAGCGATTCCAAACCACGTTCATCAACGATGTTCGGATGCGGACATTTGACGCGGCGGTGAAGCGCGGGTTCACGCCGGAAGAATTGAAGCTGCGCGCGAACTTCATCAACAGCGCCACAGGTCGGAGCAACGCCAAGATGGTTGGTCCTTTGATGTCGGCGATTTTCACGTCACCGCGCTACGAGCGGTCGCGATGGGAGATGCTGGCGCAACCTGTTCGCAATGTGGGCAGATTGGCTATTGATGGATACAAGGGCGAACTCAATCGGGCGGCATTGGCTAATTTGAAAGACATGGCCGTGACGGCGGCGGGTGCTGTGGTGCTTTTTCAACTCGCCGCAACAGCGGGAGGCTACAAGGTGAATTGGGACCCGGAATCCACCGACTTTCTCAAGATGCGGAAAGGGGATGAGGTTTGGGACGTGACTGCCGGACTGGCTCCGCGCATCCGCGATTTGATGCGGATTTACGTTGGGTTCAGTCATCCTGATTACAAAGAGAACTGGATAAAGACGGGCGGCAAGATGCTTTCCAGAACGATCAATCCGGCGCTAAAAACGCCAGCGGAACAGCTTTCCATTGCCAAGCAGCGATACGAGGGAGTAGAGGATCCGAAATCTCCATTCACCGGGTTCAAGTCCGACGAAGAGCGCGAGGGGCTGATTACGCTTGCGCCGCTGATCGTTCAAAGCATGAGGCAGGCGATGAAAGAAGACGGGCTTGACGCTGCGGTGTGGGCTGGTGCGCGCGAGTTTATCGGTTCGTCGGTCAGTCGCTACCCGGAGCCGGAGCAATAAATCAGCCTGCGTAACTTTCGACCAAGTTGTATCGCTTGGCCTGCTGCTCCCAAGTGCGCGCCTTTCCGCCAGCCGCCTTCGCCTCTCCGCCGTGCTCGTTGGCGAACATATCGCACAGGCCAACCACTGCGTCGGCGTCATCCGGCGAAATTCCCTTGGTGCGCTCCTTCATGTCGGCCTTTGTCTCCACCACCTTGCGTTCGCCCATCAGCTTCATTCGGCGGATGCAAAACTCCCTGGCCTCTCCAACGTCCATCTGCCGTATCAATCCGTCCTGAACCATTCTGGCAGCGCGATACCAAAGCTCAGTCACTTTGTTCGCGCACACCTTCTTGGCTGGTCGCGAGTCCTTGCTGCTCATTGTGCGGTCGCTGGCGGCACCTCCGAAGCTAAGGCGATGCACCGCCCCGCCCCACCGCTGCTCCAGCATGTCGGCAAGCGTGGCGGCTCCCGTAACGTCCATTCCGAAGTCGGACGGTTTCACGCCGCGTTCGCCGCACTCCTTTATTACACGGTCGCAAATCTGATATGCCTTTGGATTGGCGGGGTCTTCAATTAGCTGGATGTGGATACGATCCCAAAGCGCCATTGCCATTGGACCTTCAATCAGGTTGCCAAACTTGGCAAAGCGAAGAATACAACGGTCGCCGCCAACCGTGTGCGCCGGATCGAGAAACGCCTTTGCCTTGAATCCGGTTTGCCACTGCGCTGTGTTGCGCGCTCCGCCTGAGTTTATCATCGCTCCGTCCATCACGGTGTCTTGCAGGCCGGTGGGGGGCCAGAAGCCGCGAACATACATCCACCATTCGCGGCTGTTTTCGCCGTGGTCGCGACGCTTCTGCTCCAAGTCCTCGTGACTGAACAGTTTCGGATACCGCTTTTCTCCAAGCTGCACGTTGGGCGATTTCGTGCCGTCGAAGTGCAGGCAGATGCCGGTTTTTGTCTCCCACGTTTCATCCTCAACCGAAATGGTGCCGTATCCGCCCTTGGGTTCGCAAAACACGCCGTGCGCGTCGAACTGGTCAACGGCGTTGGCAATGGCGGCGCAACGGTAGAACTGCGTGCCGGTGCGAAGGTTCGACCGGGCAAAGAAGATGGCCGGCTGAGTCTGCGCCGCTTCGTCAATCAGAATGACGACACGGGCCGGGTGCTTTCCTTGGATTCGTCCGATGCTTTGCTCAATCGAGCCGCTGTCCACCGCGACGGCAATCACCGCGTTTTCATCGTCGCCCTTCTTGAATTGGAGCGTCGTCTTGCTGTCCACCATGTTGTATGGAAGCCGACCGACGCAGCCTTGCATTTCCTGGTATGCCTCCTTGATGCGCGCCCATACGCCGCCGCGAAGCGAAGGCACGGTGGGCGCGGTCAAAATAAGACGAGTTTTGTGAGGGGCGGCCAGCCATTCGGTGAGTCCAAGCAGCGTGAACATGAATGTTTTGTGGGCTGCGGCACAGCCGGTCATGCCAAGTTCATCGTAGTTGCACCACGCATCCAGACACATTTCATACCAGCGATGCCAGTTGTTCGCGACGCGCGGGTATCCAAGGCGGCAGATGTTTTTGAAGTGTTCCTGTTTGCTGAGGTTTTCGCTGCCTCCCCTTCCGAACCACAAAAGCTCGTAAATGATCTGGTGTGCTTTGGGATCGTAGGGCGCTCCATACGTCTCAAATTGAGGTTTCGCCATGTCTGAACATATTTCACTTGCAATGACATTCAATGCAAGTTAAACATTTCCACAGCCGAGCTAACCACGCCTTGACGCAATGCCCAAACACCACATCCGCCGCACTGACGGCAAAAGCCTTTTGGAAACCATTCGGGAGGCGGAGACGCGCGAGGAAATAGATCAACTAATGGACCTCGGCAAAACTTTTGAGGACGCCAGCGACGACACAAGATCGCGATGGCACAAGGCGGCGAAGAAGCGGCGCGAGAGGATCGAACAAGGCGAGGAAACCGCTGAATAATTATGCTCGTAGCATTTACCTACTGCCAAAAAGACAGCGCCATCGCACTGGCCGGACTTCAATGGATTGCTGAAATGGGCGGTGTCGGGGATCATTCGATGCTTTTGACGGTGCCGGAAGGTGTGGATTACAAGGAGCACAAGGCGGCGGCGGAGTCGGCCTTTTCCAAAGTCACGATGAACGTGATCGACGATGTTTCGAGCGGCTGGCCGTTTGGAGCAAACCACGCATGGAAGCGAACCGTGGATTTCATAGATCATTTCAAGATGGGCGCGTTTCTATTTATGGAGGCTGACGCCATCGCTCTTTACCCGGAGTGGCTGGATGACATCGAGGACGAATATAAAGCGGCAGGAAAGCCGTTTATGGGCTTTCGTGAATACAAGGCTGACCCGAGCCGAACCCACATGAACGGAGTTGGGGTGTATCGAGACATTTACCAGCTTGCGCCATTGCTGATGTCAGCCCCAACCCCGTCCGATTTGCAACAGGTCGGAGAGAACCACATGGCATTTGATTGGGCCGGCAAGGACGAGGTTGTTCCGCTCATGCACGAATCGAAGCTATTCCAGTTTCAATACAAGAAAGAGGATGCGCTGATGCTGGACGAGTCTCTTTCATGGATTGATCGGGACGCGGCGATATTTCACACTTGCAAGAATCCAAGATTTATTGAGCTTCTGCGCTCGAAAAAGCAGGGTGGACAAGCGAAAAGTCGTCCGGCTCATAACCGGGAGATCGCGGGTTCAAATCCCGCCCCTGCAATCGTGACTGACATTTTCATCAAGACCTACGACAAGGTGGCTGACTGGCACGCCTTCGCAATGCGCTCGATTGAAAAGTATTGCACAGGATTTCGCCGGACTGTGGTTATCGGACAGCAGCCGGTCGAGGGCTATCAGGAAATGCAGGTCGTGAAGCTGAACGCTGATCTTTACACCGATGCGGACCTGATTCTTTTCACGGACAGCGATTGCATTTTCTCGCGTTCAGTGACGCCGGAAACCTACATGCGAGACGGCAAGCCGATCTGGTTGCATCGTTCGTGGGAATCGGCGTTGAAACAAGAGGGAGATGCCGTGATGAAGTGGCACCGCGGCATGTGCGCGTTCTTTGATTCCGCACCGCCTCGCGAGTTTATGTGCAGGCATCCCGAGCTTGTTCCGCGCTGGCTGCTCATCGCGTTTCGCCAGTTCTGCAAGGCAAGGCACGGTGTCACGCTGGAACAATGGATACTCAAGGACAAACAGTTTGCCGACTGGAACATGCTCGGCATGTATGCGTGGATGTATCATCGCGAGTGCTTTCATTGGATTGACCAAGATGCGGAGCCGCCGCCACCGATGACGCTCAAACAGTATTGGGGCGGGCACACGCCGATTGAACCAAACATCCCGGAGATTGAGCGAATCATTGGCGGCGGGGTGGAAGTGGTTCACGTCGGGAACGAGAAACACACGGCCCCGAGCGACGGATGGGATGCGGTGCCGGAAGCCCCAAAGGCCAGCATGGACATACTGAGCAAGTATTCAGCGAAGGTCACGGCGGATGAATTGGCGGAGAAAGAGCGCAAGGAAAAGGTCAATGCGCGAATGGCGAAGGCGCGTGCAGCACGCAAGAAAGCAAGGGCATGACTCCTCTCCTACTGGCATCCGCCTTCACTGAAAGCTACGCGCGCAGCACGGCGTTTCTGATGAGCATAAAACTCAACGGAAACATTCCGTTTCATCCATTGGTCATTCCAAAGGACATGCCGGACTACGGGATGCCAGGAAGCATAGTTCAGGCAGGATACTTTCTGGACCATATACCAGAGTGCGGTGTGGTGATATTCACTGATGCAGACCTCATTATGCACCGTGGACTGGATGCGGATGAAATCAGCTTTCTTTCATCGCTTGGCGAAAACCAGATTGCCGCCTGCTACAACAAGCATCCGAATGAACTTTTTGCAGAGGAGTTGCCGATGCTATACATGCGTTCCTCCGGCCCGCCGCTTGGATACGATGACGTTCGTGTGATGAACACAGGATTTGTGGCCGCGAAGCCGTCCGCATACCGGAAAATGTTTGAGAAATTCAAGGAGCTTTGGCCGGAGTTTGACCCTGCGTTTGAGCACTACGCCAAGATTCAGCTTTGCATGTGCGCTGCGGTGCATCGCCTTGGAATGGAGTGGGTGCCGGTTCCTTCGCATATCTGCGCGCACGGACACTTCGGGCCAGCGGAAGGAGTTTCAATCAGCCGACCGCCAACATTCGGCGGAAGAATCATCGCATTTGACCACCGCTTGACGCATTGATATGCCAAAAACGGTCGCATACATCCACACCTATCCGGGCTGCGCTCCTATTCTGGCGATGTTGTGGAGCGGATTCAAGAATCTGAATCTTCCAATTATCGGAGTGGATTGCGTTGGTGAGCCAACCGAATACCCGGAACCGGTGAAAACAATCGAGGCCGGACGAAACGCCTACGCCACCGATGATCCCGTAAATCTTCCGGTTCGCCTGATTTTAACCCTGAAACACTTTTTGACCACCCATTATGAGCGTTGCGTCATCATGGAATACGACACGCTGATTACCGGACCATTGCCAGATTGGCCGCTCCACCCGTATCGCATGATTACAAAGCGCGCCGGTGGAAAGCATGACAGCAGCGAGGCAAGCCAGTTTTTTCACACGCCGTGGATATTCGACCGAAGCTCTGCCGGCGTGGTGATTGGGGTTGGAACGCAACTGGTTGCTGACCCTGTTATGGATCGCGGCGGTCGCGGGGTTCACGCTTCGCCAGATATGTTCCTTGGACTCATCATGGACCGCGCTTCGTTTTGCTGGGAAGACACCGGAGACACCACGTTCAGCCGAAACACCATCGACACGCCTGAGCAGATAGCAGCCGCACGCGACGCCAAGGCCCGTGGATGCGTTTTCTTTCACGGTGTGAAGACCCGCGAGCAAATGGAAGCAATACTGGCATGAAATTCATACCCGCTCGACTTCTCGACCCTGACACCCAGCCTGTTGGTGGATACTGGTATCTCGACCCGGACACCGGCTACTGGACCAAGGAGCGAAGCCTTGGAAATTGCATCCGGCAAGCCAAAGCGCACCGCGAGGCCAACGGACTTCCCGTAGCGGACAATTTTGCCGTTCTGGTGGAAACTCAAATCTGTTCGCGCAGTCCTGGGCAGTGCGTGAATCTGGACGGTTCACCGGAGGATATGTCCTGCGAGCATCGCGGGGCGGAAGTCCGGCGCGAGGGCTGCGACACCTGCGGCGGGGTGCAGGCGAAAATCATGGCGTGTACACTTTGGAACGAATGCACGCTGTTCAAGCATGACGTTGGCGTTCGTGCTTGCTGGAACTGCAAGGACCGCAAATCCACGATGTCTTGACTATGCCGGGATTTACTCTACATCCATTGACTATCTATGGACATTGACCAACCAGTTCCCGGCGCATTAGCTACAATCTCGGCTGACGACCGGGTTCCGAAGTCGCGATTGTCCACGGCAAGCAGCGCCCGCTCGCTGCTTTCAACCTACATTCAGGGCGACAACGGGGCGGCGGTTTATCGCACCATGATTCAGTCCATGATCGACGGCGCGGCTCCGTTCACGGATTCGGAGCTGAAAGCGGCGGATCAGGGATGGAGAAGCAATGTGAACTGGGGTGGGGCGCGGGCGAGGATTCGCGACTATCTCACCGCATATACGGATTTGGTCGTTTCGCCGGACACAATCGCCATCGTGCGCGTGCGCGTGGGCGACAGTCAGCAGCGCAACAATTGGGGCAACATTCTGTCCGAAGAGTTCAGCCAGATGCTCCTGCAAACCTACCCGGACTGGAATTTCCTTTTCCACATGGGCTTGCATCACAAGCAGCTTGCCATTCACGGCATCGGCCCGTGCTTCTGGCCGGACAAGCGGGATTGGCGGTTTCGCGCCACCAAGCGCCGGAACATCCTTGTTCCAAAGGAATCACCGTCTGACCTTAGCCGAATCCCCATCGTTTTCATTCGCGACTTCATGTATGTGGACGAGGTTTTCGCGCATATTCGCGGAAAGGATCGTACCGGCTCCAAGTGGAACAGGGAGGCGGGATTTCAAGCCATCAAGAACGCGCAAAAAAAGGACAAGGACCGCTTCTCGTGGGAGCAAGCCGAGGAGCGGTGGCAGGACAATTCGTATAGCTGGAGCTACAACGAGAGCGATGTCGTGATGGTAGCGCATGTTTTCGTGAAGGAGTTTGACGGAAAAATTAGCCATCAGATTTTCACCGAAAACGCCGTCAGCACGTATGAGCCAAAAGCGCCTGACAACGGCTATCTTTACAGTGAAATTGGCGCTTTTGAACATCTTGGCCAGGCGGTTTGGTGCTGCTTTCAAGACGTTGGAAATGGCGATTTCGAGAGCGTTCGCGGACTCGGAATGGAGGCGTATCAATACGGACTGGCCCACAACCGCATCAATAACGGTCTGGTGGACAATGCTATCACGAGCGGGGCGGTCGTGCTTACGGCAGACACGGCAGAGCACGCGGACAAACTGACGCGCATCGAAATTGGGCCGTGGCGGATGCTTCCTCCGGGCGTAACGGTTCAGCAAATCAATACCGGGGCAGGTGTGCAGGCTCAACTCGCGGTAGTCAACCACTTCACCCAGCTCGAAGAAAACAACACTGGCGTCTATCGCACGCGGGCGAGCGGTTCAAGTGGTCAGGCCAGAACCGCAACTGAGGTTGAGGCGGAAATCGGACAGACATCGAAGCTGACCAATGCGGGAGTGATGAACTATTGTGTACAGGGTGACGAGCTGTTCACGGAATGCTTCCGGCGCGCAACGGCTGACGACATTCTTGAAAAAGACGGTGGAGGAAAAGCGGCATTGGATTTTATGGATCGCTGTGTCGAGCGCGGGATTCCAGCGGAGTTTTTTCACGAAATCTGCCGAAACACCATCGTCACTATGTCGCGTCCAGTCGGAAACGGAAGCTACTCTGACCGGGTGGCGCGATTCTCCAGAGTGGCGCAATTCATGGGCGATATGCCGCAGCGCAAGCGGGCGCAATTTGTTCGCGACTACATCTCTCAGGTCAGTGGATCGCGAGAGGCGGCGGAGCTTTACGGGCCGGACATTGAATCGCAAGACCCAGGAATGGAGAAATCGCTGGCTGTTCTGGAAAACCGTGCGTTCCCTTTCGACGATGGGCAAGACCCGTTCAGCGCAGATCAGGCGCATACCGTCCATTTCCAAGCGCACTTCGATTACGCGCAAATTCTGGTGCAGGGCGAACCGCAAAAGGCTGCCGTTATTTTGTTTGGAAATGGCAACGATGTCGGACTTCTGATTCACGCCGAAGAACATCTGCAAATGCTCAAGGACGACCCGACGCGCCGGGCTGAATACGACCAATTCAATACCGCATTTGGAGATTTGATGAAGGCTGCGGATGACGTTCGTTCCGTGGCGGAGGCGCTGGCGCAAAGCGAGCAAAAGCAGCAGCAACCAAGTCCTGAGATGATGGAAATGCAGATGAAGGCGCAAATGGCTCAGGCTGATATGGAACGCAAGAACGCCAAGACCAGGCAGCAGCTTGCCACGTCTGATGCCAAAAACGCCCAGCGCCTCAAGCAAGATGCACAGCGGCACGCTCAACAGATGGCGCAACAGCGGCAGGACATGGAAATAGAAGCGGCCAAAACCCGGCAGGAACTAATTAACAAGCAGGCACTAACGGCGCAGCAAGTCGCCGCAAAAAGAGAAACCAAAGAATGACACTGAAAGAATGGCAGGAAAGGCCGGAACTGGCCGTGGCATTGCGCGAAGAATTGAACAAAACAATCTGGCAGGCCGCATTGTCCGTTTTGGAAAACATGAGCTTTGCCAGAAAGTTTTCCGACATGCAGGCACCGGCAATCAGCGCCACCGGAACGGCGCTCGCCGGTCAAATCCTTGGATACTCCAAGTGTCAGAGAAACCTCGAACTTCTAGCCATGCCGCCAGAGACGGCAAAGCAGCAAATTGCCGAAAGCTACGGAATCACAGACCCAACCCAAGCCACAGAATGACCTACGAAATTCACCTCGACAAAATGGATGCAGTCGGACAGATCGACATGCAGCAACCGTATTTCAAGGACCAATCGGAATACGAAACGGCAAGGGAAGACGCCAAGGGCAAGCTGATTCTTGTTGGAACGGTTCGCCACATGGACAGCGCCGAAGGGAAAAGCATCGCGAGTCCGCAATTCGATCCCGAAAAACTCAACGACGCCATTGACGGGCTTCTCGGAATCCTCTGCACAGCGATTGCCGAACGCGAAAAAGGCCGATTCTCCACGCAAATCATCGAACAAACCAAACTATGAGCACTCCAGTCCTGCAATCACCCGGCGAAGTAATTCAGCAACAGATCAAGGCGATGACCGGAGAACCGGCTGAAATCCAGCCGTTCGTCACTGAGTCCGCCCCCCAAATCCAATCGCCTGAGCCGCCGGTTAAAACCGAATCGCCAAAGCCAACGGAACCATCCGTGCCGGCCACGATGGCGACAATTAGCGATGAAGCCGCTCCGGTTGAAACGGTCAAATCTGAACCGTTGGCTGACGAGCCGCGCGAAGGCGAGAAACCAGCGCAATTCATCAAGCGACTCAAGGCGGAGCGGGACGAGCTTCGCAACCAGCTAAAGCAATCCGCAGAGGTAAGAGCGCGCACGGCAGAGCCTTCGGAACTGGAGGCGCTTCGCAAGGAGATTGCCGACCGCGACACGCTTTTGGAGCAGACGGCCTTTGAGCGAAGCGCCGCGTTT